GTGTCATAAGCAACCTTTATTTAAAGATGATAGGTTTATGATATCTGAAAATGATAGTGGATATATTGATATGTGTCTTATGAGTATGTGCACTGATTTTATTATTGGTAATTCAAGTTTCTCATGGTGGGCGGCATGGTTAGGAAATCGTGGTAAAGTGGTAGCACCAAAAAATTGGTTCCCAGATGATAAAGATACATCTGATTTGTATTGTTCAAATTGGGAGGTGATTTAATGTATCAAGCATTGCCAAGTAGATTGCATATTAAAGATAGTCCAATAGCAGGACAAGGTATTTTTGCCAAGGAAAATATTCCTAAAGGTATGGTTCTTGGAATGTCCCATTTAATTGTAGATGATGTTATCTACAGAACTCCTTTAGGTGGGTTTATAAATCATAGTGAAGAACCTAATTGTATTAAATGGTGTGAGGATGACAAATATTTTGTTAAAACTATTAAAGAAATTCCTAAAGGTCAGGAATTATTTTTAAAATACACTTTTTATGATATTACATAAAAGTAATGATTACATTGGGAGGTTTTTATGAAAGTAGTAATTTCATTTCTTGGAACTGGAAAGTATCTTAATTTTTTACCTAAGTATTATGAAAATATTGAAAAATATTTTTTACCAAATACTGAAAAAACTATACTTGTATTCACTGATGGTGAATTAAATGATACTCCAGATAATGTTAAAGTATTTGAACAGGAGCATTTAAATTGGCCATTTATTACACTTAAAAGATTCGAAATAATTAATAAGGCAAGAGAGATTATTTCTGATCATGATTTGTTTGTTTTTATAGATGGTGATGCTCTTGTAGTAGACGAAATAAAAGAAGATGAATTTTTCACAGATAAACCATTATTTGGTGTGCATCACCCATGTCATTATTTAAAAATGTCACCACATGATAAGTATCCTGCTGCATATGAAATCAGGAAGGACTGCAATGCTTTCATAGACTTAGAAAAATATAAACCACAAGTTTATTACCAAGGATGTTTTTGGGGTGGCAAAACAACTGAGATATGTGCTATGATAGATGAGTTGTCATACAGAGTAAGTGATGATTTAAAAAGAGATATGATTGCTTTATGGCATGATGAAAGTCATCTTAATAAGTATCTTATTGAAAATTCAAACTTAGTTCACACCTACGGACCTGAATATGCATTCCCAGAGGTTTTTAAAAATAATTGTAATTTTGAACCTAAGATAGTTCACCTTGCAAAAAATAATTCAGAATATCAACAATGAAAGCATTAGTTACAGGACATCTTGGTTTTATAGGGAGTCATGTTTATGAACATCTTCTATCACACGGACACGAAGTTGATGGATATGATATTCCATATGACATAGGTGATTTCAAAACAAATAAAAAGTATGATGTAGTAATACATCTAGCAGCAAACGCTGCGATACGTGAGGCAATAGAAAATCCTGATTTGTTTTGGGAGAATAATGTTGTAAAATCTAAACCAATATTTGATTATTGTAGAGATAATAATGTGAGATGTTTGTATGCAAGTTCTGCATCTGTTTATGAATGGTGGATCAATGCTTATGCAATATCTAAGAAAGTAAATGAAATACAAGCACCACCAAATAGTGTGGGTATGAGATTCTTTAATGTATGGGCAGAAAAGGTAAGTCGTCCAGATATGTTATATCGTATGTTAGAAGAAAAAACTGCAACTTATCTAACAAGACATAAAAGAGATTGGATTCATGTTAATGATATTGTAACTGCTATTGCAACTTTGATTCCAAGCAGTTATACTGGAGTATTGGATGTTGGTACAGGAAATCCTGTATCAGTTATTGACCTTGCAACTAAAATGGGAATGGGTGATTTACCTATAAAAGAAGATACACCAGGTGAAAGAGATGTTACTTGTGCTGATATTTCACAACTAATGGAACTTGGATGGGTTCCAACGATAAACATACTTAATTGAAAATTATGCCTAAATTAGCTTTAATATATTCTGGACAACCCAGACATCTTAGAGAATGTTATGAAAATCATTACAAAAATTTTTATCAGGAAGGATGGGAGGTAGATATATTCGCACATATATGGTATGATGAAAGTTGGGTAGGATCCTATTTTTGGGATCAATATAAAGATAGAGGTAAATGGGATGCTGAGTTGATTCCTTTTATGAATAAAAAATGGAATCCTAAAAAAATAGAATTTGAAGAACCAAAACAATTTGATAGTGATTGGTCTCCAGATGAAAGATTCCCACATCCTGTTAATAACATTATTTCAATGTTTTATAGTTTAGAAAAGGCAAATGATTTTAAAAAGTCTTATGAAATTGACAATCAATTTAAGTATGATTGTGTAATTAGATTAAGAACAGATGAATATTTTTATAAAGACATAGGTAATCTCAATGACTATGATTTAAATACAGTAAATGTTCTCGATGAATACGCACATTTGGATTATGGAATCAACGATCATTTTGCATTTGGTGCCTCTGAATTAATGGATAAATATCTCAGTGTTTGTAGTAATTTATCAACAATTATAACAGAGGGTGCTGCTATTAATCCCGAAACTTTGATTGGATGGAATGCTCAAAAACATTTTAAATTACCTGTGACTAAAAATAATTTTGGTTATCGTTTATGGAGGGACATGTGACAAAACTTGTTATCTTTGATCTTGATGGTGTATTAATTGATAGTAAAGATTATCATTATGAAGCATTAAATCAAGCTCTTGGTTCAGAATATGAAATTACTAGGGAAGAACATGTTAATCAGTATGATGGACTTCCTACTACTGCAAAACTAAAACTTCTAACAAAAAATAAAGGTCTACCTACAGATAGATACGATAAAATATGGAAACAAAAGCAAGATAATACACTCAGAATTTTTAGTGAGTGTGTTGCAAAAGATTATGAGTTGATGGGATATTTTCAACAACTTGTAAACGCTGGATATAAAATAGCAGTCGCATCAAATAGTATTCGCAACACTGTCAAAATTATTCTTTTACGTTTGGGACTTCTAGAGTTTGTTGATATCTATGTCTCTAATGAAGATGTAGTTAGAAATAAACCATTTCCATCCATGTATTGGAAGTGTATGATGGCTATGGGTGCTTTACCAGATGATACTGTTATTTTGGAGGATAGTCACGTTGGTCGTCAGGGTGCATTAGATAGTAAATGCCATTTAATACCAATTGAAGATCGAAAAGATTTAGATCAATCTAAAATTAATAAGATTAAAAAAATTCTTAATGGTAAAAAACAAAAAGTTTCTTGGGAGAGTAAGACTATGAATGTATTGATTCCTATGGCTGGTCGTGGAAGTAGATTTGCGACACAAGGATATACATTTCCAAAACCTTTGATTGATGTAAAAGGTAAACCAATGATTCAAGTTGTTGTAGATAATTTGAACATCAAAGCTAAGTATACTTTCATAGTGCAGAAAGAACATTATGAAAAATATAGTTTACAATATCTTTTAAATTTAATCGCACCTAATTGTAATATAGTTCAAGTTGATGGTATCACAGAGGGTGCTGCCTGTACAACTTTACTTGCAAAAGAATTTATTGATAATGACGAACCATTGTTGATGGCTAATTCTGATCAATTTGTTGAGTGGGATTCAAATGAAACATTGTATGCATTTTCTAATGGAGAATGTGATGGTGGTATATTGACTTTCCCTGCATCTCATCCTAAATGGAGTTATGCTAAACTAGATGATGAAGGATTTGTTTCTGAAGTGGCAGAAAAGAAACCAATATCAGAACATGCAACTGTTGGTATATATTGGTGGAAAAAAGGATCTGATTATGTAAAGTATGCAGAACAAATGATAGATAAAAATATAAGAACTAATGGTGAGTTTTATGTATGTCCTGTGTTCAATGAGTCGATTGAAGATGATAAAAAAATTCGTATAAAAGAAATAGATAAAGATGGTATGTGGGGTATTGGAACTCCAGAAGATCTTAATTACTTTTTAAAAAATTATCAAGGAGACATTTGATGTTAAAGGTAGCAGCTATTATTCCACCATCTTCCAGAAATTTAGGAAATGAATTTTTCGCTCTAGGTGGTATTGAGGCATTCTCTCAAACTTTTTCTCATATAGAAAAAGAAATTAGTGTTATTGAATTTTTTGATAGTGGAGAAAATTCTTATGGGCAATCTCAAACTCCATTTTTTACAGATTCTACTTTGAACTGGATTAAAAATAATGCTGATTTAGTTGTATTATTTGGTGGATGTTGTTTACATACAAATTTAAAACATTTGTTTGATGCTCTGTTTGACACTGGAAAACCTTTTCTGGGATGGGGTATTTCACCAACTCAATATGATCAGTCTGATATTGCATATGCCAAACAAGTTGCTGACAATCCAAATACACTTGCTGTTATTACTAGAGATGATATAATATGCCAAAAAATTGGAGATTATGATAAAATTATAAGTGGTATGGATGGTGGTTTTTGGATGGGTGATAGTTTTAAAGGGACTGGTAGAAGTAGTAATTATACTATTGTCAATTTAGAACAAAGTAATCAATTGGATGTTAGTAATTCTTTACAAACTTTTGAAGAATTATCTAAAAAAACTAATGACCCAGTTTATATGGTTTCAAATAATTGTGAGTTGGCATATTATTTTAGACATCCAAAAAGTCTTCAAATTACTAGTGCTCAACAATTATGGTCTACTTACGCTAATGCTAGTTATGTTGTTTCTACAAGAGCTCACACAACTATTTGTTGTTTAACTAGTGGAACAACTATTGAATATCGAGGTATACTTGATAACCGTGTTATTGGATTAATGTTAGCAGCTGGTATCGATTTTAATGGAGATGATGATCTTACTTCAGAACAATGTGCATCTAAAGTTCAAGAGTCTAAAGAATCTTTCATGGAAAGAGTTAGAACACAAGTAGATATTTCTAATCTGGTAAAATAGTATGAAAATTGCTAATATATTTTTTGGTCAACCTAGAAATATAGAAAATTCTAATTCATTTGATAGTCATCAAATGTGGATTTATGATGAGTATGATGTTGATACTTTTTGCCATGTGTGGTGGGAAGAGGGTGTTTCTAATTATGACGTTTCCGATTGGGTAGATGGTAGATCTAGCATATCTAAAAATCCAATAAAAATTATTGAGGAAAAATATAAACCTAAAAAAATAAAAGTAGAAGCACCTAGAACTTTTAAATTAGGTGATGATCTTTATAAAGGAATTAGAAGTAAATTTGGGTATGATTATCCTTGGTCTGAAAAAACATTGAGTAATGTATCATCACATTTGTATTCTATAGAGGCATCTGCAAAACTGATAGAAAATCCAGATGATTATGATTTTATTATCCTAACAAGATATGATAATTACATTCACAATTTTCCAGATTTGAATNGTATNAGTGGTGAATATTTTTACTTGTCAGATCATCATCCTAGATTCCCTGATTTAATGTTTATCTTTGGATCAAAATTTATAAAAACTCAATATAGTTACAGTAAAATGGATGAGTTATTTGAAAAGTATTCAGATAATTTTTGGGAACCATCTGCAGAATGTTTTAAATATTATAACTATATTGATAATTTTAACAAAGATGAATTATTCCCTATTCACTTACCTGTGAGAGTTATTAGAGACTCGACAGGGTATGGTGATACATCAAATTTACCATATGAATATCTTCAAAAATTTAAATGAAAATAATTTCTCATAGGGCTAATTTAAACGGGTCTGAATCTTGGTTAGAAAATAAACCAGAACAAATTGACAGATGTATTAACTTAAGTTATGATGTGGAGGTAGACGTAAGATATGATCCTATAACTCAAGTATTTTGGTTGGGACATGATGAACCCCAATTTAAAGTCAGTTGGAAGTGGATNGCAAATCGNCATAAACATTTGTGGATTCACTGTAAAGATCTTACAACACTGTATGAGTTTACAAAATATAATCATGCAGGATACCAATACTTTTGGCATCAAGAGGATGATTTTACATTGACAAATAATAATTTTATTTGGACATATCCTGGTAAATCATTAACACCTAAATCTATTCTTGTGATGCCAGAATGGAATACTAAAATAGATGATTTTGATTCATTAAAAAAAATTGACTGTTATGCAATTTGCACTGATTATCCTGAAATACTAAAATGAAAATATCAATTGTCGGACCAGGTATTATGCCAATACCACCTACAGGGTGGGGTGCCGTAGAAATATTAATTTGGGATTCCAAAAATGCATTAGAAGCATTGGGTCATACAGTTCAGATTATCAATACTAAAAATGGTAGAGAGATAATTAATCAGATTAATTCTTTTAAACCAGATTTTGTTCATATACAGTATGATGAGTTTGTTCCTATAATAGAGTACGTACAATATCCATGTGCTATCACAAGTCACTTTGGATATCTTGAAAGAAAAGAAATGTTCAACGGGTATATAAATGTTGCTAATGAATTTCAAAGAATTAAACCAAATGTATTTTGTTTATCTGAAGGAATAGAGAAGGTATATAATGTGATGTTTAATATACCAAAAGAGAAAACATTTGTAACTCCAAATGGTGTGAATATTGATAGATTTAGAGTAACCAATACCCCAAAGTATTCTGATAGAAGTTTGTATCTAGCAAAGATTGATTATAGAAAACGTCAACATATGTTCCAGTCCATAGATAGTTTATGGTACGCAGGTAACATTGCTGATAATCGTTTTAATCAGAATAAAAATTATCTAGGTGAATGGTCTAAGGAAACTCTCTATAATAATCTAACAGATTATGGTAATCTTGTACTATTATCTGATGGTGAAGCACATCCTCTTGTGTGTATGGAAGCTCTTGCTGCAGGACTTGGTGTTGTGGTTTGTGAGTGGGGGAAGGCTAACCTTGATGTTGATAAGAAATTTATCACTGTTATTGATGAAAAATATATTCATAATCTTGATTATGTAGAAAAAGAAATTATAAAAAACAGAGAATATTCAATTCATCGTAGAGATGAAATTTTAGAATATGGAAAACAGTTTGATTGGATTAATATAATTCAAAAATATTATATACCCAACGTGAAAAAGGTAATTGAAAATCATGGATAAGAATAAAGCAGCATTTAAATTAAAAGGTTTTCCACCCATATATTATATTAATCTTGATGATCAACCAGAGAGAAAAATATACATGGAAACTCAGTTTAAGTATTGGGAGATTGAAAACTATACACG